TATTTTCTGATAATCGCGGCTATGCGATTCCTGATCAAGAAGCTTTCCATTTTTATACACTTCAAAAATGTTTGGCTTCATACCTCGAATAATCTTATATTTAAAAGTGCCAACATCGAATTCAACCTCAACTAAACATTGTTTGTTATTAATCGAATTAATTAACTGAGGCTTATTAATGTTGCGGTGTGGTTTACCAAATAACGCAAAAGATAAAGCATCTAGCATCGTAGATTTACCAGCACCATTTGCACCAACGATAAGCGTTGCGGAATCCTCATTAAGATTAATCGTCGTTTCTTTATCGCCTGTTGATAGGAAGTTTTTATATTTTAATTTTTTGAATGTAATCATTATATCGTATCAATTGTTTGTGCCTCAATCAGAAGCTCTTGCATCATCTTTTTCAAAGTGTCTTGGTTAAGTGGTGTTTCAATGGCGTCAATGTAAGTGTTTAAAAGTGTTGCGGTATCATCAACCTTTACATCAGTGTCCTCTACATTTTCACCGTTATAATCATCAAAGTTTTCAATAATTTTTATTTCATACGGATTGCAATCGTATAAAGCTTCAACATACTTATCAAATTTATAAAGATCCTTTTTGTTAGTTACAATTATTTTAATGTATGTATCCTTAATTGAACTCGGTGTAAAATCTGCAACCTTGTCTTCATCATAGTAAAGTTTTTGGAAAAGTGTATAAGGATTGCGTACTGCTTCTATCTCACGGCTTTCAGTGTCTAAAATGTGGAAGTACTTTGGATCATCGGCATCTGACCATGTCAACTCATACTGTGTTCCTAGATACGTCACATTTCCCTGACTACTTTTCGTGTGATAATGTCCAGAATACACCGCCTCGTATCTGTCGAACATACTTTTATCCATACCATGGGATTGTATATTCGCGTTAGCCATGTATTTAAATCCACCCAACTCCAAATGCCCCATAAGAATAGACGCTGAAGAATTTTTAATAAATTCCATCGATGCATCACGGTTCTCTTCACAAATCCAAGGGAGCAACCCAATATTTAAACCATCATACGAATTCACTGTTGGATCCATGTGGATTCTAATACGGTCATTATACTTTTCTAATATCTGTGTAAGCGAATTAAGCTTATTGGTATTCTTGTAATAAACGCAATGATTTCCAGGAATAATATCCATATGAATATCATAATCATAAAGTTTAGAAATAAACATATCATAATTACGCTTCAAGACTTTATAGTTTACATATTTTCTATGCTCGAAATAATCGCCGAGGTGAATAATGTCTTTAATGTTATTCTTTAGAAGATACGGAAAAAAGATATTGTCGTAAAACTTCTCAGCATACTTAAGATATATGTCCGACCCATTCTTAACACCGAAGTGTGTATCATTAATGATTGCAATTCGCATACTAAATAAAGTTATCTAATTTGCCATCAGTACCTTTCTGAGACTTTTTGGTTTTGTTAATCTTTTTCGCGAAGTTCTTACGAGCAGTATCTCTTTTTCTTAGAGCTTGACTTCTATATCTAACACGATTAACTATTCCTGATGCATCAACGTGATTATCAGAATCCATAAAGCTTTCAGCGTCTGCATGTTCTTTAAACAAATCTTTAACATCTTGGTATTTTTTCTCTTTAGCTATTCGACGTAAGAATGCAAAATAGCTTATCTGTGTGAAATATGAAAATGCATTAGGCAGTCCAGTGCGAGTTGCTTTTTCAATATTATAATTCATAATAGCTTTAATACAATTTTCTACTGCATCCATAACCATTTCTTCACGATAAGTGTACCCATAAAAATTGGGTTTATGAGAAAGTCCTTCAGCGATTTTCAAAAAACATGTACCAATGTACTCTGTAATGCGCGGTTCCTCTTTGCCATGTTCTTTTGCTTCGTTGACGGAGTTTACATATTCAACAACCGATGTAGAAAACTCTCGGTTATTCACGTAGTGTGGTTTATCTTTGGCTTTCTTTTTCATTATGTTATATTATACACTAAAACGACGTGTTTGTACATAAAAAAAGTGCTATAAAGTGAATTTTATTATGTACAAGTCTCCACTTTCTTGGTATAATAATTAAGAACAAACAAAGAATACTATCTTCAATTGTTATAATATTTCCTCCACTCTATTCCTTTATAAGGATCATACATACTGGAGTTATTAATACCACTATCTAGATTATCAACTGGAGGATTAAATAATAGATCCATAATAATATTTACTTCTTCATTTGACATATGTTTATCTAATCTTGATTTGATTACATATTTGTGATAGCATAGTTGAGTATCAACATCTGGTATAATGGATGTGATTACGTTATCCATACTAATCCCTACACATTCTTCTTCACTTGGAAATACCCAAGGAGTCATATAGGTTGTTCCATTTTCCTGATATACTTCTACAGGATTATTTATATAGACCATGTTTCTTTCATCATCATACGCATCTTCTACACCTACGATATGACTTTTGTCTGAAAGGCGGTATGCCACCGTCTCAAATTTACTAAGATAGTCTTCTATGGATTTATTCATACTGGGACTTCGTGAATTTTGTATTTAAACTTTTCTATGGTGTATATTTTAACTCTTTGAATAGCGTGGTTGAGTGTGTAATTCTTTTTCTTTTTCCATGCAAGATCATCTGCTAAATCGTAAATCGTTGTGCCTTGTCCGTCTTCTGTTTTTCTTAGACCTCGTCCAATAGATTGTAAAACGCGTATCTGTGATTTAGTAGGTGATGCAAACACGATGTTGTGGAGGTTAACTATATTTATACCTGTCGAAAAAGTTCCAACACTCGCGACGATAATAGCGTTCTTTTCTTTTTCAGTGATTTCACGTATTCTTTCTCGCTCTTCTGCATTCACTGCGCCAGAAACGAAAAAGACTTTACGACCAGTGCCTTTCAATTTTTGTACAAACGAGTCATAAAGAGGTTTACCATGCTTATGGACAAGGTTATATAAAACAAGCGAGTTACCTTTTTGATCGCATGTTAAATTTACGATAAACCTATTTCTTTTTTCGTGTGAAACAATAAAATCAATTTCTTCTTGATATTTTAGTCCTCTGCAAAGTTTTCTTTCTTCTTCGCGGTATTTAAGAACTAAACATTGCACAGTGAGTTGTGATAAAGTATCAGAATCGATAAGTTCTTTTGTGCTTATCACTTTATTAACTGGTCCAAAATTACCTTCAAGCGTCATCTGATTAGCGATCGCATTGTCTATCGTACCAGTTGTGCCGACTCTTAAATTCGCATTCACCAATCGATTCATGATAGTCGTTAACGATTTTGCTTTAAAGGTATGAGCTTCATCACCAACTACCATGCCGTATTGAGTGAACCAAGACGCAGGTAACTTAATAGCACTTTGCCATGTCGTTATAACTACTGATGCATCGAAGTTTATTTTTTCTTTTCCTGAGTATATTCTATGTGCATCTTCTTCTACATCAAAATCGTTATCACACAAAGAATACGCTTGAAAATCTTTATACATCTGTTCAACCAAAGATGTTGTAGGAACTACGATTAAAACTTTTTTGTCGAATTCATGATTCAAATAATAACGCATCAATAAGTAGATTATCAACGATTTACCAGAACCTGTTGGAGAAATAAGTATGGATCTTTTTCGCTGTAATGCGTGAATAAAGGCATTTACCTGATAATCACGAGGTGTAATTGGTTTTTCTTTACTCCCAATTGTTAGGGTATTTACGAAGTTTGTGAGATCGGCTTTTTCAACGAATTTTTCTTTAAGATTATCATCTATCTTAAATGTGTAACCTCTTTCGTAACAAAAGTTGTTAACCTGCTCTAGTAAACCATGTGGTAAAGTCTGTGTGCGTCTATCAAAAAGTCTTATTTTACCATCCCACATCTTATTGCGATAAGCAGGCATAAACTTATACCCTTCTGCGTAAAAGCTAAAATACTCATGCAGCTCCATTAAAATGCCACTATCCTCGCTCGTTATGAGCACTTTCGACTCATCCTTTTTTGTCGCAAATAACATTACATTCCCGATGTAAACTTTTTAAAGTCTAAAATATTTTTAACTGCGTTGTGTCTCCAACGAATATTACCCATGATCTCTTCGAGAGTTTCGATGATAGTTTTCTGATAATCGATCTTAGCAGTAATTTTAATCAAATCATCATCTGTCGAGTAATACATATCCATGTCGGATTTCATTGGTTTGGACATTCCATCAAATGGGTCGTATCTCCATTTACGAGAATCCATATCTTCTTTCGTCATTTTACCATTGTAGTAGAGCCACTTATCTTTTTTCATTGATCGTAGTTCCATCTCTCTTTTCTTCAAAAGGAGTTTCGCCATAGAATAAAGTTCAAGGTATTTCGCGTGCAACTTAGAGGATTTAATTGTTTCTTCATCAAGACAAATTTCGTCGATAACAGAATCCTTTTTCCACATAGTTAATATATCATTCAAATCAAGCATACTATATTTATTTATCTCTACTTCAAGATTACAAATTCAGTGTATCTAAACGAAACATCTGCTTGAAGATAATCAATCGATGTTGATTGCGTACTAAATTCTACACCACCTAATGATGTAGGAAAAGCACTTTTAAATTGCAGCTGCTTATTTACAGAACTGTGACTTGACATAATAGATAAAATCATATCACATTCTTCGTGACCTTTGGTATTACGTTCTAGCCAATCGTATATTTCAGTATAGTTTTTCATATCTTCATCAATCGCCATCCGTAAGGAAAGTGCACCAAATTGTCTTTGTTCGCCAGACGTATAACCCGTCTCTCCTCTAAACTTCATTTGTACTTCCTCGGCCGAGATCTCTGGAATTCCAATACTCGTAACAAAGAATTCTGTGTTCGCGTATTTTTCGTTATTGATCGTTAACTTAAATCCAATAGGCGAAAGCAAATTCCTGTTATCTGTTAAATTTTTCTGTGCCATAATTTTATTTATAAAAAAAGAAGGCCCCCAAATGGAGACCTTCTTTAAGATTAGGGGTTAGTACCTAAGACTAGGATTGTCCACCAACGTTGATGTTCTTCACGCGGAATGTGCGGAAGTAAGGGTTGCTGTTAACAGAACCAATTCCATCACCAGCACCAGTCATTGGGTTGGCGATAAGACCATAACGTGTCTTGAAGGCAATCTTAGGTTGGAAGCTATTCTCGCCAACTGCACGTACCATAGTAAGAGGAACGTAAGGAGCGTAGAACATACCAGCATCGTAAGCGCTTGTACCTTTGTAACCAACAGTTGCGTAGTCAGTAGTAGCGTAAGGGTCAATGTAGACCTTAAGCTTACCATTAAGTAGACCAGCAAATGTGTTACCAGTAGCATCAACACTGATACCTTCACCACCGAAGGTGATCTTGCCTGCAGCTGCTAGAGCAGAAGCAACGTTGCTTGAACAGATAACATAGTTACCTTTTCCACGGCGAGTTTGAAGAGCAATAGTATTTGCTTCACTCTCGATCTGGAAGATCAAGCTCTGGAACTTCTCAACTGCCCAACGGCCGTCTGCATCAGCTACAAGGTCAAATGCCTCAGTTGAACCGATGCCACCTTTTTTACCAGTTGTAACGATAGAACGGATAACTTCACGGTTAATCTCTGCGAGAATTTCACCGGAAAGGATGTTAGCAAGTTCGCTTTCAGCGTCAAGGCCGTGTACAGCCTTAAGGTCTTGAGCAAGCTCCATTGAGTACTCAGCTTTAAGTTGACGTGTCTTAGCTGTAACAGTTGACTTCTCGATAGTGAAACCCATTTCATTAAGGCTTGATGAAGTTTCAGCAGTGTTAGTAGCAATACCAGTTCCTGTTGTGATACCAGACTCAGGAGAATCAAATAATCCTTCTGCGTGTGCACCAGTGCCAGAGAAGTCTGTGTCAGCTTCGTTGAAGAGTGCTTCATCTTGTTGAGGTGAATCTAATGTGATTGGATTACCATCACCATAACGAGCCTTCATCGCGAAGATAAGACCAGTAGGACCAGACATAGGTTGAACACCTGCAACATCATAAGCGATGAGGTTAGGCATTGCACGACGGATCAGTGAAATAAGCACTGGATCAGGACTCTGAAGAGCTGCGGTGCTTTGATTTGCATCTGCTTCACTAAGTACACCAAAGCTAGAAGCTTGTGCTTCTTCGCGGAGAGCGACTTCAGTGTTTTCGAGTAGTTTGGCTGTAACAGCCTTCTTATAGCTATCGTCGATAGCAGGAGCGTCCGAGTGATCAAGCACTGGAGCCCACTTTTGTAGTTCTTTTTCTGCGTTTAACATAATAGTTGTTTTGTTGTTGTTTGTTGTTTGGGTTATTTGTTGAAGCGTGAGAGTGTATTAACATAACGCTGCATGTCTGAGGACAAATTAGCATTAGGATCACCCGCACCTTCCACGATTGTTTTTACGTTAGTTGAATCGTGAGTTTCCTCAGATTCCTGAATAACTTCAGTTGTTGAAGAGAAGTCAAAGTTTTCTTTAATTGTTTCGACCTTAGAAGTAAATGATTTAGCATCGTTAAACTCAACTTCTTCAAGAAGAGACATAAATCTCACCTTTTCAGTGTTAGCTAAGTCTTTAGCTGCCTCTTCGATAATGTTACGACGATGAAGATTTTCAAGTTCTTCACTAAGACTTTCGTTCGTGTTTTGCATTTCTTCGAGTTGTTCTGTAGTTGCTTTAAGATCATCTGAGAGATTATCAACAAGATTAACTTCAGAATCCGGCACTTCAATATAGTGCTCAGTGAACACTTGCTGTAGTGATTTCATGAAGTTTTCTGCGATATCAGTGCGTAGCTTGTTATCAACAAACTCCTGATTCTCTTGAATCCAAGACTCAACCACATAAGAAAGATAATCATCAATCTTATTTACAACATTCTCACGAATGTATGTGACTTCCTCTTGAAGATCATCTTGATACTGTGCTTCCAACTCTTCTTTAATTTCAATAGTACGGTTAGCGATTGCACCTTCAAATAAGATAGCCACCTTTGATTTAAAGCCCTCAGTCAATTCTTTTTCAGAATCAGTAAGTACTTTAAGATCTTCAGCATACACATCTGTTTCGATTTCTTCGTGCATTCCACCGCAAGAATCTTTAATAGCTTTATATGAAGCCATAATGTCATCTTTCTTCATCGCTTTAAGTTGACCATACATGGCATTAATGATGTCAGCCTTGTTCTTAGGCATGTCATCATCTTCGCCTTCAGCCATATTAATTGACTTATATGCTGCAACTATAGATGATTTCTTCATTGATTTCAAAGCGTCGAAACTTGCTGCAAGGTATCCTGCTTTAGTAGCGACTTCTGGAAGTTCAATTTCGTCTTCTTCAGAATCGGACATTTCGTCTTCATCATCTTCTTCTTCAGATTCGGACATTTCGTCTTCTTCTTCTTCTTCAGCTTCTTCAGATTCGGACATTTCGTCTTCTTCTTCTTCAGCTTGTTCTTCTTCCTTGGTTTCACCAAGTAATACGTCTAATACGTCTTGTGTTAAAGGTTGGCTTGATTGATCCTCAGTAGCTTCTTCAGGAAATTCCTGTTCAAGCTCCTGATTCTCTACAAGATCCTTTTCTTCAACGTCTTCGATTATTTCGTTTTCGTTATTAATCATATGTTTTTCTTGTTTATGAATTTAGAGTTTGGAGAGGAAATCTTTGAAGATTCGCTCCTGGGATTCGCTAATGCGTCCAAGTGGAACCTTTTTAATTTCAGTCTCATATTCTTCAATTTGTTGAGATTTTAGCAATCCATTTTCCCACACCCATTCAACACCTTCCATAATACCTTCAACGAAGGCGGAAGGAGCAGAAGGATCTTGAACAATGTCAACAGTCGAAAGAACGAAATCGCTCTTAACAAATGTTTTGCCTGCCTTTTGCTCAACAGTACCCATACCACGACTAGAGACACCTAACTTACATCCACCTTCAACGAGACCTTTCACGATTTTGCCCATTGGTGTATCAAGTATAAGTGCCTTTCCAACAACGTCATTACCGTTCCAATTAAGTTCGGTAATTCTGTGTGAAACTTTATCTAAGTTAATTGCTGGTCCTTCAGGGTGATTCAACTCACCAACAGCTCTTCCAGTTTTAACTTGTTCCCTAACGTACTTATTCGTAGCTTCTGTAAGTACGTCTTTAGGGTAAATTCTTTTATTGCGGTTTTCCTGTTCCGCTTGCATGAAAACGCCTTCGATGAAAACATTCTTTTCACCTTTATCGTTTGCTTCGGTTATATATTCTACCGATTCTAGATGTTCCGTTATTAATTTCATTCGTTAATCTTCTTTAGATTCGTGTACTTTATCAGCACTCTTGCTGTTATTATAGATTTCTGATGTTAAACGTACTTTACGTAAGTCCAAAGCGTCTTTTAGCTTATCACCAATAGCGGCCTTAAAAGATTCGGCGGCCTTGGTAGGGTCGTTAAGTATTACGTTCGATAATATATTTGGTGTATTGTTATTCATGTTTTATGAGTCCATTTCGCCTGCGGCTTTTTCATTTGACCAAATAGCTGATGCTAAAGTTCCTTTAGGAAACGGTGATACGCCAGAAGCACCATCAACACCAAGCTTATATGCCTTCTTGTACTGTGGAATAGCTTTAACCATCTTGTCCCATTTCAGATAGATTTTCTCGTCCATACTGGCATACCATCTCATATATTCGTCATCCGTAACACCCTTAATGGTTTTTGCATTTGTAATAAGATCTTTAAAATCTTTTTCAATATTGGCAGGGCTTCCTTCAACTTTCTTTAGAGTTGCTTCTTCAAGATCTTCAGTAAATTTGCTTTCTGCCAACTCTGCATCTACAGCATCACTTGGGACTAATGCTGGATTAGCTTTCATTTGCTTAAGACCTTTCTTAATAGCATCGCTCAAGCTCGTAGCTTTCACATCAACAGTTTGTCCTTTAAAGAGTTTACCAGCTTTCTTAGTAATAGTAACTGTCCACCAATTTTTTGCTTCTTCAAGATCCGCTGATTCGTATACTTCATACCCATCTTTTTTCAACTGTCCTGCTTCTTTATTTGTTGAAGGAACCCAAAATGTTCCATCATCCCCCATAAATATTTGAGTTTTATATTTCTGCTTCGAAGCTGCTCGCTTCGCTGCTTGCGGGCTTGAAAATTTAGATATATTAGAACTTGGTATTTTAGCTTCTTCAAGATCAGTTGATTCGTGTACTTCATACCCATCTTTTTTCAACTGTCATGCTTCTTTATTTGTTGAAGGAACCTCATTAAAAATAGATGAGGCTAAACCAACTTTATGAATTTCTAAAGCTTTTTCCATTTTTTCTTTAATAGCTCTATCAAAAGCTATTTCTTCATCTGCACCTTTAACAATTGCTGCAAACAAATTATTCGACAATTCTCTCATCTTATTTATATTTATACGTTTTGTAATTTACACTTTTGGTTTAATACTAAAAATCTTCATCCTCATCATCATCAGAGGCTTCCTTTTCAGCGGCGATTTCTTTATCTAAACGAGCGATATCATCACTCGATTGACGAAGAATTGTCTTTCTGACATACTCGTCTGAGATGTATTTGCCAACAAGATCTTCTAACATCTGAGCCATCTCTAATCGCTCTCTAAGAATTTCGAATTCTTTAAGTTCAGCAAAATAGTTATCTTCTAAAAAATCAATATTAATAGATTCTTCAATGTCGTCCCAGTCTTTTTCTACGATAACACCTTTAAGAATAAGCTGAATGCGTAATGCGTCTAAGAGCATATGCGCGAACCTTTTTCTTAGTCGATCAATAAACTTCTGGAACTTAACTTCATCTCTAGAAATTTCATTAGATTTACCGGTAGTGTATTGTGTTTCTTGTTCTAATCGAGCAACGGGAACGTTCAGCGCGCGATATAATTTTTTCTGAAAGAATAACACATCTTCAATTTGACCAAGATTTTCTCCACCGCTTAAAGTCGTAATTTCTGTTCCTCGACCACCTTCTCGGCGAGGAAGATAAAAATCTTCAAGCATTGACATATGTCGTCTATCATCAGTAATGTTACCCGTAGTGGCATCATAAACCAGCTTATTACGATATCTTGATACGACTTGTTGCACGTACTCTTCGGCTTTACCCTTAGGTAAGTTACCTACGTCAATATAGAATATTCTTCGTTCAGGCGCACGGGATACGCGGTATACAACCAACGAATCCTCCATGTATCGAAGCTGATTGGCGAGTTTTAATGCTTTATGTAAATAACCGAGTGTTCTTAGATTTGCTGAATCTTTTAAACCTGAATTCGTTTGAATGATTGCGTCATTTGCAATTTTTACACCATTGATATTTCCAGAAGTTTGACCTGCAGCTTCGGGCGAATACACATAATATTCGTCAATAACCTTTTCATACTCAACTTTGGTTTTTTCATCTGTTTCGGTTTTGACCTCGCGTATTTTATTAATGTGTGTAGCTTCAATTGGTCGTATTTCTACTATGCCCTTTTGAGGATTGGCGTTATCAACGATCACATTAAAATACGACTTTCCATCCACATACCAATTACGAAAATATTCATTGGCACGGCGATTGAACTTATAAAGTTTCAGTACATTCTTAAATTCTTTTACAATCTCTTTTTCAACCTCCTCTGGATGAGAAGATGTAAACTTTAGACTAACAGGAGGTTTATCTTCTGAAGAAGCAATGGCCGCATCAGTGATGTCTGCAATCGCTAAATCGCATTCTGGTTGCAAAGCCACTTCTCTGTACTTACGTATAAGATCATGGTCTGAAGTAGCACTCGACTCGCTTAAATCTACGTATTGACCAAAGTATCCTCCACCTACAGTGACGTTTAAACCGTCTTCATCATCTACCTTAGGAATAGGCGAAACAACTTCTTTCTCTTTCCCCTTAGAAAGACTTTTAGCTATTTCGTATCCAAATATATTAATCGCCATATTACTTATTTATAACACTCATACCAAAGATAATACGATAAAGCATGGGGGAAAAACCCCCATGCTCACCATATATAAATTTAATAATTTAACTGCTGGTATTTGATTCCCAATATTGGTAGTCAAACGCAACAGTAAATTCTTCAATAGCATCAGTCGAATCATTACTTAATTCAATTGAAGATATGCTTGTAGGGTATCCCCCGCGTAATACATATGATTTTATAGTATTACCTTGTTTATCTAATTGATCAACACCAAGATCTGTCTGATAATCACTAGGATTAGTAAGTCCAGAATTCGATGCGTATGTGCTGATACCATTTTGCCAACGCTCCATTGCGTCTCTAATTTCAAATCCGGTATCATTGATAATTGTTACAGTCCAAGGTTCGAACGTGCGGTCACCAGCAACTTTTAGTTGCCTTCCACGGTATGGAACACTAATTGAACCAACCGTGCTTTCGGGTAATGCTGCTGCTTTACACATGAATTGTGCTAGTTCAGTATCACCTGCCGCGTATCCGGGGAATGTAAGAGTAGCTTTGAAAAGGTTAGCTCTCGCTCCTCCTCCAACTAATTTTGCTTTTAAATCGTCTACAGTAGCCATATAATTTTTCCTTTCTTATTTTTTGTTTAGTTGCCAGTTCCAACGATTTCAGAGAATTCAACACCCGTTCTTGTAGCAATAAAGTTAAGAGTGATAAAGTTGATGGAACGTGCAGGTTTAATATAAATATCTGCTACAAATCTGTTAGTATCGATAACTTCTCCTGTGTTATTTGTTTCGTCGCATACAACCATGAAGTCAGTAATACCACGACGACCTTTAACATCTCTAAGGAAAGGTTCAGTCATATTCCTAAACATTGCTCGAGTAAATTCATCGTTCAATTCGAACAACTGAAATTT